TTCGGGACTGTGTTGTCCAAGTCAATCAAGGATGCATCCTCCGATGTGTCTACTAAGGGAGAAAACACCTTGGGTGCTACCGCTACCGGTGAACTCCTTGACGAGCATGTCGAGGGCACCACTAAGTCTGCTGACGAGACTACTGCCACCGAAAAGTCGAGCGATGCCGCTAGTGACGCTGCCTCCGCAGCGTACATCGAAGCGTCTATCCTCAACTTGATTGGCGGCGAGTCTGATGAGGCAGAGGACATGGCTCCGCTCCGTGTCGCTCTTGCTGCTATTCAGCAGTTTATCGCTCAGGAGGCTGCTGAGATAGGAACAGAAATGGACACTAAGGAAACTGGCTACGCTGCTTGGTCACAGGAAGACAAGGCTCTTGCCGACGAAATCGTCAAGACCGGTCGTAAGTTGAGCAATGCAACAGCCGCAGAACTTCGTGAACTACACGAAACAATGACAGCTACACTCGCTAACCTCGGTGTTATCGAGACTGTCGAGGAAACAGAAACAACTAGCGAGAAGTCCGCTTCTAGCGACGAGGGAGAAACCGTTGAGAAGACGGAAACTACAGAGACGACGGTCGAAGCGGTTTCTAAGTCTGACCTTGACGCACTTGCCACCGACCTAAAGAAGGCAAACGAGCGCATCGCTGAACTAGAGGCTTTGCCGAACACCACGCTTCCGGGTGCCATCACTGATGACACTAGGAAGGCTGAGGATTGGTTGGCAGATGCTCTTTCCAAGGCAGACCCATCTGAAAAGGTGCGTCTAGCGTTCGCTCTGCACACGCAGGGCAAGTAATCCTAGCCTTAGGCTAGAGGGGACCTTAAATGGACCAGTTGACTATACGTAAGGCACTTGACCTTGCGTCCACCGGTTCCTATCTCATCCCTGAGATAGTGGACAACGCCATTCGTGATTACGCTTCCAAGGAGCCCGTCCTTGCTAATGTCGTAGCACGTTTGCCGTGGGCTACCAACACCTACTTTATCCGTAGGCGTGATGCCCTACCGACCGCTACTTGGGCAGTAGACGGTGGCAACCTCCCGGCTGCTACTCAGTCTACCTACAAGAAGGTCAGCAAGGTCGTTGCTTATCTCTACACCCGTGGAGAGGTAACCGGACCTATGCAGAGTGCCGCTGGCTCTTTGTATAACGCACTTTCTCTCGAAGTCGAGGCGCACTCCCGTGCCCTTATCGAGAAGTTGTCAACCGACATCGCTACGGCGACTGGTGGTTCTGACGACATTACCGGTATCCTTCATCAGATTGATACCGAGGACTCAATGAACTGGGGCGCAACAGGCTCCGGTGTCGTTGACAAGTCCGGTTCCTATTTGACTCTTGACATGATGGATGAGGCTATCGACACCGCTCGCGGTGAAGTTAACCTTATCGTAACATCGCGTAGGGTCCGTAGGGAAATCAACTCGTTGCTACAGGCTCAGCAGAACTTCAATGACCGCACTGAGGTTGCAGCGGGCTTCCGTGTCCTAACGTATGATGGATTGCCAATTGTTGTTGACCTTCACTGGGAAACAAACACTGACATCCTGTTCATCCGCAGGGAAGACGCGAAGTTGCTAGTCCACAAGGACTTCACGTTTGAGGACTTGGCTCATACCAAGGACTCGACAGACTTCATGATAAAGGGTTACTTTGGTTTCTCTCTTGAAGGTCGTCCTGTCCACTTGAAGTCCTTCTTGGTCTAAGAGTTAGTGAAATTGTTGCGGGAAGTGTTGCTTAAACGCAATACTTCCTGCTACAATTAGGAGAGCCGCTAGATGGCAGAAATCAGACTAAAGCATCGGCTACCGAATAATCTTCCAAATCAGAGAATGTACTTCTATGATGGTAGGGCAGAAGTTCATTACGGCGTTGTTACCCTGCCAGCAGAGAAACCGGCTTGGATACAGCGTGTGTTCATGAAGGGTTACAGGGTAGACCCTGTTACCGGAAAAGTCCTAGAACTAGCCGAAATCATGCATATGGCGCAGGACGCCATTTCCCCA